TAACCAGTTAAAACATCATCCAGACGTTATTGACCGTTTTAAATATACCAGTAAAGGTATAATTACTACCGCAATGTTAGCTGACTTATTTGGAGTGGAAAAGGTTATAATTGGGGCTGCTGGATATAACACAGCCAACGAAGGACAGACTGCCAGCTATAGTTATTTATGGGGTAAAAATGCCATATTAGCTTATGTAGAAAGCAAACCTGGATTAAAGAAATTTAGTTTAGGATATACCTTTAAAGTTGGGAAAAACAGAACAAGAACTGCAAGAATAGAAACTAAACATTCAGATTGGTATGAAGTATCGCAAATACAGGATGAAGAAATTGTTTCTGTAGATTGTGGTTACTTGATCCAGACAGCTATAGCTTAAAACAACTTAGAAATTACAACGAGGGTAGGCGAAAAACCTACCCTCTAAAAGATTAAAAGAAAGGAAGTGTTTAATATGGGAATTGATAAATTTAGAAGAAAAAGCTACTTTGAGGCAATCAATTTAAAAGGTATTGACCTTTACGGTGGATTGGGATTACCAGCTATACAAGGTACTGTTTATTATGTAGAAGGAAACGCAGGGCTTGATACTCAAGATGGTTTAAGTTGGGATAAAGCATTTAAAACCCTTGCAGTTGCTTTAGCCGCAAGTCATGCCAATATTGCCAGAGCTGACGAAAGGGGATATGCTGCACGAAATACCATTTTTTGTAAAGGTGATGCACTAACTGAAAATTTAGTTTTACTTGCTGATAAAACCGATGTAATTGGAGTGGGTTCTTGTAATGCAAATCCATATTGTAGATTAACCGGAAATCATGTTATCCCTACAAGTTCAGGAATGGGATGTCATTTTTATAATATGGAGTTCTGGGGTGCTGGTGGTATTATTTTTAAGAATACCAATAATGGCGGATTAGAATTTCATAACTGTAGATTTGTAGCCAATGCAGCTGAAACCATTGGACTTCAATTAGTGAAACCAGATTACGTAAAAGTAGTCGGTTGCAAATTCCTTCCTAAATGGAATACAGGGGTAATGTTCTCAACCGCTGGTATTGATATTCCAGCAGGGGATGCTACCGAATGTGAGATTGTAGACAACTTAATTTATGGTTCTGTTGGAATAGCAATCCATAATTCGACTTTTTACGCTTGTAGTTTAAGAGGTAATACTATTTATGCAACTACTCTTACTATTGACGAAAACTCTGATAATTGGTTAGTTGTAAATAATCGTTTAATAAGTGCAGCTGCAAAGGCAAGTGGATTTGATTGTGGACTTACATTAATGTGTGGAAATATCTTGACTGGTAGCGATGGAACAAGAACTTTACCATTTGCGACAATAGCTTAAATAATTAATTTAAAAGTATAATGGGGATATCTTAACGGGTATCCCCAGAAATCAAGGAGTAGTTTATGACAGCTTTTTGCGAAAGAACCGACATTTTAACAAATATAAACATGGTTTCCGCTGATGTACTGGAAGCATTAACCACCAAAGCTATTACAAAAGGTGATGCAGAAGTAAGGGCAGCCTTTAGCGAAGATATGTTAACTGCCATTGATGCGGCCAGTCCATTACCAGATATTATAAAATCCCTTGCCGAAGATATAGCCTCTTATTTTGTTATGCGTGGATTATATGCAGGAAATACACCATCCATAAATGATTGGATTGATAGATACAAGGAAGCTAAAGAAACATTAAAATCCATTGCAAACGGCACAACACAAATAGAAGGTATTTCCGTAGATGTTAATGAAATACAATCTACTACTAAAAATTATAAACCTACATTCGATGAAAGAGATGAAACTAATTGGGGTGTTGATACTGATAAATTAGACGATTTAGATGATGCTGATGACTAACGGAGCAGTATTTTCTTTTAATATAGAGAACAATGAACAGATTAAAGCACTACTAAAGAAAGCAGGAGATAAGGGAAAGGATTTAAGAGTACCTTTAAAACGTGCCGGAATATTAATGGTTGGATCTATTGATAAGAACTTTAGGGCAGAAGGTAGACCGGATAAATGGACGCCATTATCAGATATGACCTTAGCAATGAGGCGGAAACATGGCAGGGGAGCAAAGATATTACAGGACACCGGGCACGGCAAAGGATCAATTGTTTATAAGGTGATATCTAATCAGCAGGTAGAAATAGGAACGGATGTAGGTTATATGGGAATACATCAGACCGGGAAAGGTAAAATACCACAACGGAAATTCCTGTTATTCCAGGATGAAGACGATAAGAATATAGTTAAAATCTTTACCGAATATTTATGGGGAGATTATTAAATGAAATTAGAAACAATCTTCAATAAAGTAAAATCAATTTTAGAAGATGATGCCGTATTAGAAGTATACATAAAAAAAGTATATGCCGGCACTCGTGCAGACGTTCCAACAAGCAACTTCCCATGTATCTTTTTAGAACCGACTAATGCACCGGAGAGAGGTGGGACCATGCCATACGGAATGGAGATAGGCTTTGGTATGACTATATTTGCTTACATTAAGGTTATGGATATAGATAAGCAGATAGTCGGCGATGCCACTACAAAGGGTATATTAGACGTTAATTATGATATTAAAAAAGCCCTGGGTGCATATATAGATTTAGACGGCGAATGTATAACTTATGGTTTACCGGATACACGCTTTACATTTGAGAATTATCCCTTTCGAGGGGTTGAAATAGATATGGATATTATGCTTAAACAAAATCTTGTTACAAGAGCATAAATAATTAAATAGAAAGAAGGTGATTATATATGACAAAAAAAAACATACCATTGACTTATGCGGAAACATCAGTAACTTTCCCAACTGAAACATATGATACCGGCAGTACGGTTGATGTAGAATCAGCAGCAGCCCAAAAGGTTTTAGCCGTTGCAGCTACCGGCAATTTTGCACAAGGCGATAGGGTTATTATTGATAGAGGTGAAGACAATGAAGAAGAAGGGGTCATAGATACTATAGACGAAAACGTATCTATTACACTGATTGCCGTTCTTGCCAGTACACACGCAGCCGCAGTAGTTGTTGAAGTTATTATGAGAGATACATCAACTGTATTACGCAAAAAACGACATAGCGATATGTTGATTATAATGCCGGCATCATGGGAAGCTGCTGATATGACTTTTCTTGTATCGAGTAGTGCTGACGGAACATTTGTGAAATTAGTCTTTGCTGATGATGAAGGGGAAGTAACAAGTAAAGCAAGTGCCAGTGAAGCAATAGCTATGAGTGGAGAAATTAAAGAAGCATTGGAATCCTGCCAATTCATTAAATTACGTTCCGGGACTTCTACAACTCCGGTAGACCAGAAAACCGATAAGACGATTGTAGTTATGTTGAGTAATTAAGGAGTAAGGTTATGAAATTAAAATATACCATGAATACAGAAATGTGGGTTATTGGTGCAGGTAATTTAAAGAGAGGCGATATCATTGAAGAACGTGATCAGAAGAAGATTGATAAGTTTTTAAGGACAGGGATGTTCAAAAAGATTCATGCGAAAAAAAAGAATATGAAAATAAAAAAGAAAGGAAGTGATTTGTAATGGCAGAATCAGCGGGGTATGCTGGATATGTAAAAGAAGGTGAGAATACTATAGCTGGGATGAAAAGCTGGACTTGTCCTCAAGTAGCTAATGTTGGGGATATTACAGATTTTAATAGCAGTGCATTAAAAGAATTTTTATTGTTATTAAAAGAATGGAGTGGAGCTTTTGAAGGTAGTTTAGATGGAACTCCCATGACACTTGGCACTACTTACACCTTACATTTAGGGCTAAACGGTGACCATGAATATTATGGTAGTGCGATTATAACAAATATAGCACCGGCAGTGTCAGTTGATGGCGTGAATGTTATAAGTTATAGTTTTCAAGGTACAGCAGTTTTAACATATAGTTAAAAACAACATTTAATAACGAAAAGAGGATTATACAGGAGTTAATGAAATGATAAATATAGAAGTTAAATATTATGGAAAACCATTGAAATATAATAAACGAAATGGAAAGGTATTTACATATAAAAAAGATTATAAAATAAAAGATGATGATGATTATATCAAGACTATGAAGAAAGAACTGACAATTATAAACAAAGAATACAAAGGAATATATTCAATAAAGTTTTACTTAGAAGAATTAACAGAATCTGAATTATAGACCGTAAAAATTAAGAAAAGAGGTGATATATAATGGCAGAACAAGCGGGAAAAGTAGGTGCGGTATATGCTCAAAGTGGAGATAAAACCACGAAAACTCTTGTACCTATCGGAACGGGTGATGCAGCTACTCTTACTTTTTATCTTGAGGAATGTGTAATTGATTGTGAAGCAGTATCTCCAACAGCTTTAGGTAGTCTTATAGCAGGTGACTGGACAAGCTCCGGAGCTACAGCACAGGAAGTTACAGCAGATGGCACAGATAAAAAAGAAGGAACTTATTGTATTAAAAATGCAGTGGGAACTGTAAGCTCTGCACAAACTTGCCTATTATTATTTACGATAGATGATGTTCAAGATTGGCACGATAGAGCAAGAATATTATTCTGGGTTAGAAGTGACAGGGCACAAGATGCTTATACAAGTGCGAGATTTGAAGTAGTTGACAGTAGTGGTAATTCGAGTTATTGGGATTTGACTTTTGCAGCGGCAACATGGACAAGGCAGGCTTTACTATTGGGGACTCCTGATGGCAATAGTGGTACAGCAGCAGATTTAACCGATATTAAAATAGTGCGACTAAGTTTTGTAGCTGCTGATGCTACTGGTTTTTATCAGGAACTTGATTTTATGGGACTGACTCCGCAAGCAGTCGATAAAGATATAACCGTAAAAGTAGACGGTACTACCCAGGCATTAGGATCATACTTGCATACAGTATCGGGAGCTTTAATTTTTACCACTGCACCGGGAGATACGGAAGCAATAACAGTTACATATGATTATTATGCAATAACCCAATTAGGCGGATTTTTCAACTGGTCAATTACTCAAGCGGCAAATCCTTTAGATAAAACAGATTTTCAAAGCTCTGGTTGGAAAGAATTTTTATTAGGACTGAAAGAATGGTCAGCTTCGGCGGAAAGACATTGGTTGACTGATGAATCTTTAGCTGCATATATTGGAGTAACTAAAATCATTAAATTATTTTTAGATTCAAGTTCGGACCCTCAATTAAGATATGAAGGTTGGGCGATTGTAACTGGATTAAATCCATCAGTTGGAGTTGATACTATAATTAATGAATCCCTTAGTTTTCAGGGTACTGGTCAGTTAAGTTATGAAAGTGAATAATATTAATTTAGGAGATTAAAAATGAGTGAAAAAGAAAAAGACAAATTAGAGAACATAATCGGAAGTGGTCTGCCGATAACTATAAAAGGTAAGGACTATAAACTTGGCATATTTAATATGCGTGATTTGGCAGACTTTAAGCAGTATATCAAAGGTCAAAGAATAAAGATTATTCAGGGAACTATAGAAAGTATGGAAGAAAAGTTGATATTAATTAACAGTGTTTTTGATAGTAATATAAATGAAACAAAAGAACTTCAAAGTGTAGACGGTGTTTGCTTTATGCTTTGGAAAAGCCTGCAAAAATATCAGCCTGAAATGACTTTTGCAGATGTTGATAAGATTGTAGATATGGATAATATTGCTGAAGTATCTAATGTGCTAATGAATGTTGGCGGCAAGGTAAAAAACTCCCGGGAGAGAGCAAAGAAAAAATAACGTGGAAACGTGCATTTGCTCTCATATCAAGATACTACGGATTTAATATTAACGAAATAGGGGGTATGTCGCTATATCAATTCACTTCTTATTTAGGCGAAATTATAGAAGTTGAAAAGATGTTATCCGGTGGCGGTGGAAAAGGAAAAGGAAAAACAGATAAAACAACAACAGAAGAATTAATTAAAGGTGCTAAAAAATTAGGTATAAAAACTCCAACGAAATATTAGAGGTAATAAAATGGCTTTTGGAAATACTAAAGATTTGAAATTAAATATAATGGGGGACTCCTCTAACCTTGTAAAAGCAATGGGTGAGGCTGGTAGCCAGGTAGATAAATTTGCTAACAAAATAGGTGCTATTGGTAAAACAATGGCCGTTGTAGGGACTGCCGTTACTGCTGCCTTTGGTGCTATAGTTCTAAAGACTACAGAATTAGGTGATACCTATGATAAGATGTCTAAACGAACCAATATTGCGGTTGAAGAATTATCAGCCCTTGGTTATGCAGCTAAAATAAGCGGTGCCGATTTAGATACAGTTGAAAAGTCTTTAAGGTTTTTAGCACAAGGCATGGGTGATATGCAAAAGGGGGTTGGAGAAGCTAAAGATGCCTTTGAAGAATTGGATATTTCAGTAGTCAATACAGAAGGGAATTTGAGACCTACAATGGATGTTCTAAAAGAAGCCGCTACAAAATTGGCAGCTATGACAGATGAAACTAAACAGATATCTTTAGCTACTGATATATTTGGTTCACGATATGGAACGCAATTATTACCCATGCTAAAAGAAGGTGGAGCTGGCATCGAGGCTCTCATGGAAAAAGCTAAAGAACTTGGGGTTGTCATGTCTACCGAATCAGCAAGTAAGGCGGCAGAATTTAACGATAGAATTACCGACTTAAAAGAATCTGTAGGTGCTATTGGTAGAGATATAGGAAGCATATTAATTCCGCCACTT